GATCCATAAGGTCTTCATAACTTTGTAATGCACGTTGAGCAATATCGTTTAATTCGTCGTCTGCTTTGTCACCTAAACCTTTTACACTTGGTAGTGCGGCAGCGATTTTATCAAATTCTGCCATATCTCTAAATGTTTCTTTTTGCTCAACAACAGCGGCCTTTGCCTTATCGCCGTTTTTTGCCTCAGCAATCATTTCTTTGCTGTCAGGTAGGTTTAAAAGTTCTTCTAGTTTTTTCGTCATGGAATGTAACCTTTATTTACATATACTTATTTATCGCTATCGACGGCCGTTGTGAAAAATATCGTCTTCGGTTACTATACGGAATTGTATGCCATTTTGTTTGCAATAAGCATATGCGGCTTCCCATTTTGCTTGATTTACTATCCAAGCCGCCTGATTGTGCCTACTTCTGCCAAGTTTTTCTTTCATACTTTGATTTGCAGGCTTTACTTCTATTAATTCTACTTTTCTTTTGCCGCCTCTGTCAGCATAAGATATAAAAAAGTCTGGTACGTAAATTGTGTGTTTGCCAGTAAGTGGATTTCTATAAGGAATTTTTATTGCTTCACTTGCCCATTTTTCAACAGCAGGATGGCTATCGCAAAAATTCATAAATGCAAATTCCCAACTGCTACGATAAGTTGGGGTTTTGTTTCCTATGTATTTTTCAGGAAATTTACAGTTGAACTTTCCTTGTGCAAATCTCGCCATGTCATACCACTACGTTGCGCTTTTCAACTGTATCAACTGAATCGGTTAATCTGAATCCTAATGTGCTTGTCTTCAACCTGTTGTAGTTAAGCACTTCTGTTACAACTGTGCTTAGTTGCACATCATTTAAACCTTTAAGAGTATCCAATAGTTCAAATATTTTTACATTATCAAGTTTTGCTTGATTAAGTAATGTTGTGCTTGTGCTTATAGCGGCCGATTTATCAAAACCTCTTTTTTCAAAAAAACCTATTACAGCATCAACTTCATTAGATGGAAAAGCAAGTTTTTCTGTAAAATAATTATCAAAAAATTCTGTTACACGTTTGTCGTTTGTTTTTTCTGGATTTGGTAGACTGCTCATTTTATGTTCCTAGTACTTGTCTTTCTAATGCCGCCATATCGTTAGGATTACTTTTTGATGCTTCGTATGCGGCTTTACCGTCAGCTACACTACCACCAGTTGCTGATTGGAAATTTTTAACTGCTTGTCTTTGCATTGCACTATCTAATGCCGCTGGATTATTTTTAAGAAAGCCCTTACTACTTGTAATTGCACCAACTGCCGCAACACCAGCTGCCGCTAATAATAGATCCTTGCTTCCACCTTTTCCTCCGTTCTTAGGAAAGAGTGTTTGACTTACTCCGCTAACATTAATACCAGTTGCCGCCCCTAGCGCACCTGTCAACAATCCAAATCCTTCTTGTCTTAGTCCTTCTTTGCTAAGTCCTCTAATGTTACCTATCAAATTTGCACCCATAAGTATTGCGAGTAGCGGATTTTCATATGCTTCACCGCTTGCAATAAAATCATATAAACTAAATGCACCTTCTATAGCGGCTCCAAGTCCTGTTGCGCCGCCACCGGCAAGTGATATTGGACTTGGTGTTGTATCGTAATGATCTTGTCCAAATCCTGCTGGTGCTCCGTTAGCACCTGCACGAACTCTTCCACTCTCATAAAATACTGCTTCATATGCTACTGTAATTCTGTTTTCTAATGTTCCTTGGCCGTCTGAATTATTAACGTCATCATGACTCCATTCAGTAAGCAACGGATTGACTAATGTATATGTTACATACTCACCTCTTGACATGGTGCTAATTCTTATTTCTTTAAAGAAAGGAACACCTGGATTATTAACATCCATACCATATTTGTACTTGTTCATTTCAGTACCCATATATGTATTATGAGGCTTTACTGCATAGGCTCTACCGGCATTTATTCTTTGGTTACCATCTGCAAAATAATATCTATAATATGCTTGTAGTAGAGCAGTTGTTAATCCTTGGTTGTCATCATGAAATGTTATATTAATAGGAGTATAGTTTACACCTGTCTGTACATTTTTTATTCTGTTGTATTTTCTTTTTTGATCAACGTTAGAAGAATATTTTGGCAAATCAGCTTGTTTTACGAGCATACCAATTTCATTTAAAGGCAATCCTGCAAATAGTTTTGGAATAATGCTTGCACCTTCAGATGTTACAACAAACTGAACATGATAATTAAATTTACTTTTAGGTGCAAGACGCATGTTGCTATCAACATACAGTCTAGATGCATGTTGCCAATCACCTAAATTGCCTTTAGGTGTCAAAGCACCTGTGGCTATACTATCAAGTAATGCGTTAAATTTATTTGCCATACTAATATTTATCCTTGAGAATTAAGTATGTATATAAAAGAAAGGGAGCGCAATGGCTCCCTTTGTATTAGACTAAATGTATTTTATTTTTATGCGCCACCGCCTGTTACTGCTGTGTTAACTGTACGTCCTACTGCTGTTCCAATGCCTGTACCTTGTGGTGACTGGATTGCATTATCGTAACGTATAGCAAGTGTAACACTTACTGGATCAGTTGAGTTTGAATACGCTAATGAATTGTAGTTAGCACTTTCACAGTAACAACCGTATAATTCAAATGTTTCTAGTACAGTTGGTACATTTGCTCCGTTACCACCGTCTAGTATTTCAATACGTGTTGTAAATTTGTAATCTTGACCTGATGCCGCACTTGACTGCTCGTAGAAATCAAATTGTTTCTGCAATTGCTCACCTACAAGTTTCTGTACATTGTTGTTTACATCTTCACGTAAGTTTAGTGTAATTGGCTCCCAAGTATGTTTACCTGCTAGGTATACTCTTGAGTTATATACATCAAGTGTCATTTGTTCAAAACTAACATTAGGTCTAGTTACATCTATAACCTGTTTTGTTAATTCTGTTGTTGGTGTGCTTACGCCAAAGTTTTCCAAGCTCACTCTAAAGCGATATTGGAGTTTTGGCATCAATAGTCCCTGGTTACTAGCGGAATCTCCGCTAGCCAGTGGAACTGTAATTTTTGATAGTGTTGATATTGCCATTTAGTCTGCTCCTGTTAATAGTATTTATCAGTTTATAGTCCTGATATTTCTCCAGTATTTTTTAATCTCAATGGTATGTAGATAAACTCAACAGCCTTAACAGGTTCAATAGCAATGTCTAAGTATAGTTCATTTTTATCTATTCTGCTTGGTGTGTTGTTTGACTCATCACAAACTACCAAGTAATCATACAATCCACGCTGTCCTACAAGTTCTAATAGTAAACTTTCAGCCGCTTGCTTGATCTCATCTCTTGTAATCTTATCATTTGGTTCAAAGATATACGGTTTTGCAAGTGTGTTAAGTTGGCTACGTAAGTAAATTACTAGTCTTGCAACATTGATTCTATCCAATGCACTTGCACCCCTTGCACGAGTCTTCTGTCCAAAGTTTACAAGTCCTGCACCTGTAATAAATGTTATTGGGTTAACATTGTTAGAGTACAGTGTATCTCTTTGTCCTTCATTTAGTGCTACAGGTACAAATTCTCCTTCGTTACTGATGTAACCTGTTGAACTTGCGTTAGTAATACCACCACGTCTTGTACCAGCTGGTGCAAACCATGGATAAGAAACTTGATCGCTCAATGCTATTGTTCTAAGCATCATATGCGATGCTGGAACAACAACGTTGTTACCTGCATTATCGCTTGTAAATCCTGCAGGGTAGAAGATTCCTAAATATTCGTCTCTACTTACAAGACCTCTATCATTATCTTCAACTGCTAGATTAACGTTTGTTGCCCAATCGTTTAATGATGTTGCATCAGGTGTTAGTCTAAATGGTGAGTCACCTAAAATAAATGCTGTTAAACCTCTATCATAGTTTAGGCTAATCATTTCGCCAATTAGTTCTGGATAACCTGGTGTTGCCATTAAGTTAAACAATCTTGATTCATCATCTCTAATATCATCATTACTGTTTACCAATGCTTGTAGTGCTTGAACAACTACTTTACGTTGTGCTTTACGTCCAAAGCTACCTGAACCATCTGCTTGGTTACCTGATTCTGTTACCCAACGATGTGGATAATAGTTTGCCATTGAAACGTCATCTTGGCGCTTGTTTTCGCCTGATGTATCAATATAGTTTCTTTCAAAACGTTTCACATTAAATCCGCTTCTGCGTAGATTCCATAACAACATACCTTTTGGATATAATGCAGGGTCTGGTGCATCTGGGTCTAAATAATTGCTTGAAAGCAATTCTGGTATAGTACCATCTGGTGCTGTAGTAGTTGTACCACCGTCAGTGCCATAACGTGCATCAGCAAATAGTACACCGTTTTCAGTTGTTTGATCGCCTGTGTCTAGTGGGCTTCCCCATTTTTGTGCAGTTGTCCCTGAAATATCAACATTGTAGCGATATATTGTTGGATAGTTTTCTAAGTCTGCTGTAGAAATCCAAATATCACCTGTAACAAGTGCGCTTCCGTCACTTTGTACAGTTGGCATACTTGCACTTACAATTGGTCCTTCTGGGCTTGCATTCGGGTATGCTGTTGAATCACCATATCCTACCCATGTTGTTCCATTGTGCCACATAAGGTCAACTTCGTCAACAATTGAATTGTACCAAAGCTGTCCTTGCGTTGCCAACGATGTTACTGCATCGTCGCTTGCAGTGTATGAAAGCACACGCCAGTTTGTTGCTTGGAATTGCTTTGGACTTGTTGCATTAGTAGTACCGTCAACAAATGCAAGATTTGGTGTTGAGCTAGAATCATTTGCATCAAAAGGCTTGTAACCAATTGCATTCAATAATCCGTCTGTGTCAACAAATTTAATTTCGCCACCAGTTGCATGACTAATAACAATTTTGTTTGCACTATCAACTGTTGCACTTACATGCTCAAGGTTAGCTGAAGTAATTGCACTTGCAATTAAGTTTGCATCACCACTTGCAGATCCAGTAGTTGTAACACTCACAGTTTTTAATGCAGAATATGCCGCTGAACCTGTGTCAGTTGCTTGCATAGTAAATGTAAATGTACCTGCTCCAGGAGCACTGCCAGTGATTGCCGCACTTGTTATTTTAGTTGCTCCACTTGCTTGTCTACGGAAAATTGTAAAGTTTGCTATAGGCTGTGTGTCTGCCGCTACGTTGCTCTTTGCGTATAAATCACCAATTGCTAAATTAGCGCCACCGCCTGTTGAATCTAGATTGTAAATTGCACTTGCGGCATTATCATAAATTGGAGTAGATTGCTCATCCCATAGTAATGTGCCACTGTTCCATAATTTTACAATTAATTTAGCTCCACCATTAGGTAATGTTGTTTTAAACCAAACACTTCCTGATGGGCGTGGGTATGTATCACCTGATTTCCATTCAGGTACACTTGTATGTGCTGAAATTTGTAATGCTGGAGGATAGTAGCTACCTGCTGTGATTCCCAACTCTGACAGTCTTGTAGCATCACCACCAATTACTATTGGACCGCCTAATGTTGAATCATCTGCTCCTGAGCTAGAACCATTGCTGTAAATTTCTAAAAATCCGTCTACTGCGGCAGCTGATATTTCACCACCTAATCCAATACCTGCATTAATAGCATCAGCAATCTGTGAAACTGTGTTGCTTCCAACTGACACAACACTTCCGTTAATTGTAATATCTGCTGTTCCTGCAAAAGTAGGATTTGCTACCGAACCTTTTACTGTTGGCCAACTCTTTGTCCAGTCGTTGCTTCCAACTTCAACCCATGAACCACTTGAGTTTTTATACCAAAGTTTGTTAATAGTTGTTACTGCCACTAATGCATATGTACCAATTGCTCCAATTGATGCTAAAGGTGCATAGTTACCACCGTCGTAATCTACAACTTCATTTTGCTTGTAAATTACATATGGTGTTTTGGTAGTAAATGTCTGTCCACCTGTGGTATTGATTGGATTACTATTCCATTGTTGAATACCATATTTTGTGTTTGCTGTATCAAACCAGTATGTTCCTGCTAATGGATTTGCACTAGGCGCATCTGCGCTTGCTTCTAGTTCTCCTAAATCAACATCAGCTCTAACAACATAAGCTCTGTTGCTTACACCTAATAAACTATATGCCGCTTGTAAACCGTATTCATTTAATTCGCCGCCGTTAATTGGATTGTTGTTGTTATCTGTTTTGAATATCGGATCTCCAAATGTATCCGCTAAATCTCTTTGTGAAGTAAGCAAGTAAGGTTTACCTGCATTTGCTTTCAATGTGCCTGGTGCTGTTCCTGTTCCTGATGCATTTGGTTTGTTACTTGCAGAGGTAACAAAAATCATAGGCACTGTACCTGGCTCAGCTGGGGTATAGAAACTTTCGTCTATTACGCTGACCTGTACTCCTGGTGATGTTAAAGCCATAATTTTTTCTCCTGTTGGAATCTTAGTGTCTACATATATTTAGCATAATATAATAAAAAGGTACGCTATATCACCATGAAAAAGGGACCGAAAAGGTGAGGTAAATACAATATGAGACCTTTATGCAAGTGTGGACAACGACCTGCGGCTATTAACTATCGCAAAGGAAAAAAAGTCTACTATAGAAAACTATGTGAACGATGTCTACGCGGAGGCATCAACGTAGGTATTCCTAAATGGAAACTTAGAGGTTATGAGAAAAAAGACACTTGCGAAAAGTGTGGTTATAAGTCAAAGCACACAGAACAATTTAATGTATTTCATATAGACGGAGATTTAAATAATTGCAGTCCTATGAATTTAAAAACAATCTGTGCTAACTGTCAACGTATTATGCAGAAACAAGGTGTGCGTTGGAAGCAAGGTGATTTGATACCTGACTTTTAAGATCATCGATGGTCGTGTTATTACCAATAATCGCATTGAAGTTTACATTTGCCCAACGCCATTCAGATTCATGAACATCTTTAGGTTCAACACCTATATCCTGATACATGCGAAACCAGACTGGATCAGGACCTCGTTTTACATGCCAAACTTGTCCTTTTAGAGAATGTATCATGTCAGCTTCGTTTGGAAATCTTACATCAGGTATTACATAGTTTTTTGTAGTATCATGTAGCAATTGTTGTTTTACAAGACTTACCCAAATACCATCGTAAAAACCATTACGCATACAATCAGTGCCAAACATTTGAAGGACCAATCTAGGGGTAATGTGCTCATTAGTTTCGGTTGACCAGAATTTGTCTGCTTGTTCTCGCCATTCTCTGCTTTCATTAGTATCTCCTTCAAGCATTGCTCTATCCCAACCAAACACGGTTGCAACACCATCTTTTAATTTATCTGCAAAACTTATTTTTGTAAAATTATGTTGTTCGACTAATATATCAGCAACAGTACCTTTACCGCTACCAATTAACCCACAAATACCAATGATCATAAATGTTCCTCTATAATATGTTTATTATAGTAGAAAACACTTGTAATGTCAAGAAAAATTATCCTATTAGGAAGCCGTATCCTGCGCCGCCAGAAACTTGTTGTATAACTTCTTGTTCAAGTTTTTCCATTTCTTGCTGTGCTTCTGATTTTAGACTTTGTCCGTTTAGGCTTGTACCACCTTGTGGACCAGCAATAGTAGCAAACTTTTCTCTTGCTTCTCCTAGCATGTACTTACATGCCGCAAGTGTGTAATCTTTTATCCATTGTTGAGCAAGGTAGTCGTTCATTAAATTTTCGTCTGGACGATAATTATAGCAATATAATAGCAGTGTTTCTTCTGCTCTAGGTCTTTGTAATAGTGTAAGTTTCTTTGTATAAGAATTCCATTTAAATTCTATAAAACTACCAAACATGCGTCCTACTAGTTCTTGGTATTGACTAAACATATCATATGTTGCAAGTCCGCCTAAATTGCTACTTGAAAGAAGATACGCATTTGTATAGGCTAGATTAAAAGGCTCAAAAATACTACCGCCGTCGCCACCGCCAGTTCTACTACCAACACTGCGCCTAAATATTTTCCTTACTTCAACAACTTCATTTGGTAATGTATATTCGTTTGTATCAATAATAGTTGGCATGAAAAAATATGATTCTTCAACTGAATTATCTGACCTTTGCCTAAAACGTGTTAATGCTTTTGTAAGGGCTGTTTCATAATGCACAGGATCAAGTTCTACGTCAACCATGCCTCCGCCTAGCATTGAATACACATAATCAAATATATCTTGTTTTTGTATTGCCATGTTTATAGTCTCCGTAGTATTTATCGTAATTGCTCAGTATCGATAAATATGTATATGCCAAGATTAAGTTTATATAGACCACAAAAAACTAATGATTATTCATTCATAGACAAACAAGTGTATGAAATGTTTACTGTTGGTGGTACAGATATTAATATACACAAGTTTTTGGGTGCAGAAAATCCCACTGAAGAAAATGCCACTGCTGATCAACCTCAATACAATGCAGTTGCCGAAACAAATATACAAGATCTTTTGTTCCTTGAAAACAGAGATAGAAAATACGATCCAGATGTATATACAATGCGTGGTATTTACAATGTTCAAGACATTGACTTTAACCTAAGTCAATTTGGACTGTTCTTAAGCAATGATACATTATTTTTAACAATACATATAAACAGCAGTGTAAAAACACTAGGCAGAAAAATAATAGCAGGTGATGTTGTAGAATTACCACATTTAAAAGATGAATATGCACTAAACGATTTATCTTACGCTCTAAAACGATTTTATGTTGTTGAAGATGTCAACAGAGCCGCAGAAGGTTTTTCACAAACATGGTATCCGCACTTGTATAGGCTAAAACTAAAGCAAATATATGACGGACAAGAATACAAAGAAATTTTAGATCTACCTGCAGAAGAAGGTGCAACTGGTGATGATACATTGCGTAAAATGTTAAGCACATACGAAAAAGAAATGCAAATAAATGATGCAGTTGTAAAACAAGCAGAAGCTGACGCCGCAAAATCAGGTTATGACACTAGCCATTACTATAGTTTACAATTAGATGCGAATGGAAATACAGAATTAGTTGACACTGATGATGATAATATTCCAGATACAATGCAAACAGCAAACAAATCTGGATACAATGGATATCTACTCGGAGATGGCATACCTACAAACGGAGCAGAATTTGGACATGGAATATCGTTCCCTACTAATCAATCAGAAGGTGATTACTTCCTTAGAACAGATTTTAATCCAAATAGGCTATTTAGATATGACGGCAACAGGTGGGTCAAACAAGAAGATAATGTGCGTATGACAATGACACAATCAAATAGTAGGTTAACGCAAAAAGGTACATTTATAAATAACACTACAACAAATACCATTAGCGGCGAATCTGTTGTAGAAAGACAGAGTCTATCTGAAGCACTTAGACCAAAGGCAGATGAATAATGAAATACAATAAAGATTTAAAAAAATGCGAAGAAAGACTTGTTGAAGGATACAAAGGTCCTATTCAACTTTGTGCGGCAATAACAAACGCCTATAAAAGTGGTAATGTTAAACGTAGATCGTTAGCAGATAGAAACAGAGATGAGTTTTTGCAGGATTATCCGCAGTGGACTGAATATTTAATGAAATGTTCAAGTATGACAGGCTTTGAGGGTGAACCGTTCAAAGGTTCAGGCTCGGGTAAAGGTCCGGGTGACGGACCAGGTAGCAGTACCAAGGGCAAAGGTAAAGGTGGCGGAGAAGAAGGCGAAGGATCGGGCAAAGGCAAAACAGGTGACGGTATAGGTGATAAAGGAACAGGCGATGGCCTAGGAGATAAAGGCTCAGGTAAAGGAGGAGATGGAGATCCGGGAATTCCAGGATATACCCCTCCAGGCAAATTATCAGGCAACAGCACAACTGGCGGTAATGATGAAGTTCCAGGCGGTACATCAGGTGGAGAACTTAAAACAGATAAATTAGACAAAGTAATACCAACTAAACCTGAAAAAGTAGAACCGGAAAAAACTCCCGATACTACTCAAACAACTAAAAAGCCAGAAGTAGATACAGATACACCTACGCTTAAAAAGCCAGATGACGACTGGGATGATGGTGTTCCTGTCATAACGACACCGACAAAACCAAAAACAAAGACAGAGCCACCTAAAAAGATAGAGCCACCTAAAAAAGAAAAACCTGCAAAACCAGAAAAAACGCCGCCAGAGAAAAAAGAGCCACCTAAGGAAAAACCACCTAAGAAAGAGCCACCTAAGGAAAAACCACCTAAGAAAGAGCCACCTAAGGAAAAACCACCTAAGAAAGAGCCACCTAAGGAAAAACCAGTAATACCGTCAGATCCTTTTGATCCGTCATTGTTGTAACTAGGATAAACAAATGAAGTATTCAGACTTAAGATTAATAGAGAAAAAACTGCAAGAAAAAAAGGATGACTTCGTAGTCATCGTAGTGTATGTAGGCGGCGAAAGATATCAAATTACTGACATATCAAAAAAACACATGGATGCTCCTACATTTGCAGATGCTATTAAAAAAATGGCAGAAAGAAAATTTCCTAACCTAAAATTTAAAACCTTTTTTGTAGTCGGCGATGACGGCAAAAAAGTTGACGGCTATGATTTTGAAGTATTAAAACAAAAAGAACTCGATAAAGACGGTGTGCCTGATAAAAAAACTGATGATACAACAGACGATCAAGGAGAGATTGAACCTGTGGATCGAAAAGAAACTGAAGTGGAAGCAGAAGACGTTAAGAAAAATATCGAAGATGCAGCCGAAGAAAGTGATGAGGTTGATGAGACAGAAATAGAAGTTACAGTAGATAACGAAGAACCCGCAGAACTAACAGTCAACGGAGTTCAAGTTGTTAATGCAGACGATTTAGATAAAATGATGGATGAATACGCAGACAAAGTTGACAAAGATGGCGATGGATTAAATGATGAAACTGGTGAACCTGTTCTTAGATCTGATCAATTACCTAAAATAAACTTACCGAGTCCTGGGGGAGACGAAGGCGAATCTGGTGAGGGCGAAGAAGGCGAAGAAGGCGAAGCAGGTGCAACAGAAGGACAGAAAGCAATTGTTCCTGAAATCATTGATGAGGTAAAAGCAGGATTAAAAGGAATTGGTACACAGGAAGGTAGAATTATTCGTGCGTTAAAAAGAATTGAAACTCCTGGACATTTTAAGGAAGTGGTTATAGCATACAAAGAAAAATATGGAGTACCAATCGGTAATGACATACTAAATGATATAAGATATGATCCTAATTTTAATAAAATTTTTGCAAAAGAATTAAGTAGAATATTTTCAATGATAGGATATAAATTATATCGCCACAAAAATGGTTTTAGAACAATTCAGTTTGCTAAA